GATCGTAGACAAAAAGTATTCCCCGGACGCTGCCCTGGCTCTTGCCAAAGAGGAGGGCGTGACCGGGGAAACTTCTATTTGTAGGGTAACTCTGTATTCATACATCGACAAGGGCGTGTTCCTCCGCTTGAGCAATAAGAACCTGCCGGTAAAAGGAAACAGGAAGAACACATACCACAAGGTGGTGCGCATGGCCAAGGCCCCGCGCGGTGACAGCATCGAGGAGCGCCCGGACGAGATCCTGACCCGCGCCGACTTCGGCCACTGGGAGATGGACAGCGTGGTCTCCGCCAAGGACACCACCAAGAAGCGCCTGCTGGTATTAACTGAGCGGAAGACCCGGCACGAGATCATTGTCCTGTTGGAGAACGGAAAGACCGAGAGCGTAGTGGCTGCCATGGATAAGCTGGAGGAAATCTACGGACCGGTCCGCTTCAAGGCGATCTTCAAGACGATCACCGTGGATAACGGCAGCGAGTTCGCAGACTACAAAGGGATCCAGCACTCGTGCATCGAGGACGGCGACCGCACGCATCTCTACTACTGCCACCCGTACAGCTCCTACGAAAGAGGAGGAAACGAGAACAGCAATAAGCTGATCCGCCGCTGGCTTCCGAAAGGCACCGACTTCACCGATCTGACGGAGGAGCAGGTGCAATACATCGAGGATTGGATGAACAACTACCCACGCCGAAGATTAAGCTATAACAACGCCCGAAGACTATACCTGGCCGAGCTCGCGGCCATGGGAATCAAGGCACCTAATGTAGCTTAAAAAATTTTTTGAAAAACTTGCGCATTTACCCTTGACATTTTGGGCTGAAAATGTTACTAATAAATGCGTAAAGGCTTTTCGACCTTTTACGCATTTATTTTTTTATCTGCGAGGTGAAGAACGTGGGCCAGAAAGTACTCACCAGAGACGACCGCGAGGCCATCTTCAAGGGATGGGAACGCGGAGACTCCGCCATGGACATCGCCTACCGGCTGGGCGTCAGCATGACCACCATCTACAACGAGCTGCGCCGGGGGCAGACGGACGAGTTCAACCAGGAGACCATGCGCTGGGGCTACGATCCCGACAAAGGAGCACAGACCTACATGGACAACATCAAGAAGCGCGGCAACCGCGCACCGAGAATGGAGGCAGCCGCCAATGAATGAGGAACTGATCAGCAAGGAGCGGGCGCTGCGCCTGCTGGCCTCGGCCAAGAAGAACGCCGAGAAGGCGTACAAGGGCGACCGCCTCAAGGGTGTGCTGTCTGGGCTGAATATTGCATACAGCCTGGTCGAGGGGATGGAACCGCCGGAGGAGGCAGAGGGAAATGAGTAAGATCAAGGGCACCTTCACCGTCTTCGACCAAATCACCGAGACCCCGGAGGCACTGGCCTCTTTCCTTGAAAAGCTCAATGTAGTGGACGCACCGTGGGAGCGGGATTTTGAGAGCATGATCTGCCCGGCCTGCCCCTTTGAAGATTGCCCGGACGAGTGCCCGGAAGAAGACAAGAGAAGCAGCCCTGCCTGGTGGCTTCGGCTGCCGGTGGAAGAACAGGAGATGAAACAATGAAGACAACGATCCATGCAGAGCTCTTGCCAAAAGACCCGAGACTGCTGCCGAGCGAGGGGCAGGAGCAGGCTGCACTGTTCAGCTGGGCCGACCTGGAAGCGAAGCGCGGCCGGTACCCGGAGCTGCGGTTGATGTTCCACGTGCCGAATGGCGGCGGCCGCAGCAAGGCCGAGGCCGGGCGCTTTAAGGCCGAGGGCGTGAAGGCCGGCGTGCCGGATCTCTTCCTGCCGGTACCACGCGGCAAGTATCACGGCATGTTCATCGAAATGAAGCGGCGCATGGGCGGCCGGCTGAGCCCTGAGCAGAAAGTCTGGATCGCCGAGCTGAACGAGCGGGGCTATTACGCCGTCGTCGCCTGCGGCTGGGACGAGGCGAGCAACTACATCAAGGACTATCTGGATATAGGGAGGGACAAGACATGATCGAAGCATATGTTTCGCCGACAGGGCGCAGCAACGCAGAAACTTCCATAGCCGACTGCGTGAATGCCAGTTCTCGCGAGCGAGAGGAACGGCTACGCCCCGCCATCATTGACACGCTGACGGAAACGAGGAAGAAGCAGTACACGATCATCGAGGAGCTGCGTGCACTGCAGACCGGACTGAACGGCGCGCCATTCCCGGACGAAGCCGTGGAGGAATGGAACGGGCTGGTGGAACTGACCTGGCAGATCGCCGACGCCAATGACGCCATCGCACGGATAGTGAAGGATTGCCGGGAATTGATCGGTACATAAAAAAGACCGCCCCGCGGGCACGGGACGGCCAAGGATTGAAGGGTAAAACTAAATACGACAAATCCTGTATGAGTATTTTACCATACAAGGACGGAAAAGACAAGGAGGACATTTTGGACGTCTTTGAAATGATCGCGGCCCAGCAGAAGGGCAAGGAGAACACAGCGCCGTGGATGGTCGGCGAGCAGCTGAAGGACATCTGCCGCCGCGAGCCGCTGGCCGCCGAACTGGTGGAGAAGGATCTCGCCGTTAAGGAAATGAGCCTGGTCGAGTGCGAGAAGAAAATCAAGGCCTGGGCCGACAGCCACAAGAAGGGCAGCTGCGCCGTGGTACCGCCGAACGTGGCCGAGGGGATCATCCGCAAGTTCTACGGGATCCCGGAGGCGAAAGAGAGCGGGCCGTCGAGGGCGCCGGCCCCTACGGGCAGCGGCGATATCATAGATATCACGTCTTTCCTGTAAGGTGCGCGGGATGGAACTGAGAGAACGAGCCCCGGAGGGGCTGATCCCGTGGATCAAGAAGCAGAAGGATATCGACTGGCCCGAGTATCTGATCTATAAGGCGGGCTATTACCGCGACCCGATGACGGGGCTGAACGAAAAATGCGCCGACGCCGTGTGCACTGCCTGCGGTCAGCACATGAAGCTGGGCCGCGCCTATGATGCCAAGTGCTACAGAGGAAATGCGACCTTCGGTGTAGAGTGGATAACGGAGATGGGACGTGAAGTCCACGGCAGCGGGAATACCGCGAGATGCCCGGAGTGCGGGAAAATGGTTATTGTGCTGCACACGAGCGCCGCGGGAAATCTGACAAGATACGTTTATCCGATGACGATCGAGCGGGCCGGGGCGGATCTGGTCTGCTATATGTGGCGCGTTGAGAGGATTACGGGCAAGGACGGCACATATAGTTTTTTCGCCGATGCGTGGGAGGCCGTGATTTTTGGAGAGCGGCGCGCCTGCTGCTATAAGAGCTGGTACAGCGACGGGTTTGGACATTCGTATCCAGACGGCCGGTGGCACCAGCTGGCCGAAGTGAAAGACCGCTTTTGGGACATAGACTTACTGTATTGCCCGGAAGGAATTACGAACGTCACGCGCGGCACCTACATGGAGAACAGCAAATTAGAATTGTATATGGCCGTTAAGGGCGAATACCTATTTCCGATCGTGTGGCTGCGGCTGTACCAGCGGCGACACAAGGCCGAGACGCTGATGACCTGCGGCGCCGCGAAGCTTGTGGCCGGGATCATCGCCGAGGAAAAGAAGGGGACCTATCAAACACAGTGGACGACAAGGCTTGATGTGCTGAAGGACCTGGACTGGCGCAAGAAAAAGCCGGCCGAGATCCTGCGGCTGACAAAACAGGAACTGCCGTACTTCACAGATCGAAAACTGAAGAGCAGCGTACTTCGCCTGCGCGTGATCGAAGAGGCCAGAAAAAAAGGCTACCGCATCCGCCCGGGCGACGAGTCGGGCGACGCGCTGACAAAGTCAGATCAGATCAGCCTAATCGAGAACGGGATCCTGCCGGCTTTCGTCACGCGATATCTCGACAAGCAAAAGCGCCGGTATAAGAGCGAGCAAAGCTTTTACTCTCTCAAGGACTATTGGAGCATGGCCCGGAAGCTGGGGATCCCTCTGGATGACCGGGACGCGCGCTTCCCGCAAAACCTGCGCGGAAAGCATGACGAGCTGGTCGAGAGGATCAACGATCAAAAGAAGCGGACAGAGAAAGCGTGGAACAGCGAGCGGCAAAAGCTGTTTGATCAGCGCTTTGAGCGAATGAGCCGCTACAGCTGGGAGCACGACGGGATCCTGATCCGCCCGGCGGCCTCGGAGAAAGAGCTGCAGAAAGAGGGCGCGGCGCTGCATCACTGCGTGGCGACCTATGCCAAGCGGCACGCCAGCGGCGAGCTGACGATTTTCTTTATCCGTCGCGCGGAAGAGCCGGACAAGAGCTGGTTTACGCTCGATTTCAACGAGCGAGATCTGAGTGTAAACCAGAACCGGGGACTGTACAACTGTGAGAGGACGCCGGAGGTCCGGGCGTTTGAGGAGGCCTGGCTCACCTGGGTACGGGCCGGCTGCAAAAGAATCAATCAAAAGGTGGTTTGTGTAGCATGAATGAAATGGAGAAGATCGGCGTCGGCAGCGAGCTGGAGCAGATGACGCCGGAACAGTTGGGCACTGAGATCCGGCTGCTGACATCGCAGGCAAGAAAGATAGGGTTTGTCTACGCCGTCGAGATCGGTCACAGGCTGGTGCTGGCTAAAGAGAAAGTCGCCCACGGTGAATGGATCGACTGGGTAGCGAGAGAAACCACGCTGAGCCAGTCGAATGCTAACAAAATGATGCGGCTATATGAGGAGTGCGGAGAGCGGCAAGAGAGCCTTTTTGGGGCTGAATTAAATTCGTCGGCGCTGACGAATTTGAGTGTTACCAATGCTTTGCAGCTATTGGTTTTTCCACCTGAAGAGCGCGAACAGGTGGCTGCCGAGCTCGACGCTGAGCATCTTTCCAGCCGTGAACTGGCGGAGGCTATCAAAGCGCGCAAGGCGGCGGAGCAGCGTGCCGCGGACGCCGAGCGTGCCCTGCACGAGGCCGAGGAGGGCCAGGGGCTGGCCATTGCCGAGCTGGAGGAAAAGCTGGAAACGGCGCAGGAAGGGCTCAGGGATGCGCTACAAAAGGCGGCGCAGGCCGCCGAGGGCGTCGGCCCCTACAAGACGCGGGCCGAGGAGGCCGAGCAGCTTGCCGCCAGGCTGCGCGAGCAGGTGAAGGAACTGGAGTCGAGGCCGATCGCCACGGTCAAAGAGCGCGACGAGGCGGCGATCGAGGAGGCCGCGCGCCTTGCGAAAGCAAAGGCGGAAGCCGAGGCCGCCGAGAAGATCAATGCCATCCAGAAGAAACTGGACAAGGCCGAGCGGGACCGTGACAAACTGAAAGACGCCGCCGGCAAGGCCGAGAGCGGCGCCGCCGATAAGATCGCCGCGGCCGAGAAGGCCGCAGCCGACGCGCGAGAGGAGCTGGAGGCCGCCAGAAAACAGCTGAAGGCATCAACAGCGGATGCGGCCAGGTTCGGCGTCTATTTCCACAACGTCCAGGAAGACATCAACAGAATGATGGAAATAGTCCGGGAGATCCGGGAGCACGATCCGGAGACTGCGGACAAGCTCTGCACCGGCGCGCGCTTCATTCTGCAACAGACCCTCGACCGCATCCCGGAGAAAAAGGAGGGCTGAGTCGTGGGGATCTACACACCGGGCATGGAGCTGCCGAGACACTGCTTCGGATGCTCTACAAAAATTAACCCGGATAATCGACGCTGCAATATCGACGGGCATCTCTTTGAGGAAACCTTATCAAAGATCTCAAGCCGAAGAGATGAGGCTTGCCCTCTTGTCCACGTCCCTCCGCATGGGCGGCTGGGCGATCTGGATGCGCTGAAAGAACGCGCGACCAAACGACTTTATGCGTCAAATCACGGGAGTATGGCCGAGGCGTACTGGGCTGCGATCGTTGATCTGATCGACAACGCTCCCACCATCATTCCGGCAGAGGAGGCGCAGCTGTGAAGACCGAACAGACTGTTGAGAAAAGAGCGGTCGAAATCGCCGCCGTGATCATGGTCCGCGCGGGCCTTTGCCGGTTTAACTCATACGACAAGTGCCGCCGGCTTGGCCCTGTCAGCGAGCGCGACTGTACGCGCTGCCTCAAGCTGTGGCTGATCGGCAAGGCCAAGCGAGAGCTGGCAAAAAGATCCTACAAGCAGAAAGGAGAATAACCATGTTTGATATCACCGATCCCCTGGGCAGAGGAAGAATCAGAGAACTGGAATTCGAGCTAAAACGGCAGAAGCGCGAGATGCAGGGGCAGATCGAATACTATCAGGAACGCGCACTCGAGGCATCGCATGTGGCGTCCTACCTGGCCGGGCTGATGGAAGAGCAGTACAAGGATCTGCAAGAGAGCCGGAGAGCATACAGGGATCTGAGCCAGATGTTTGCTGCCGGCGAAGAGGCACGCAGGTCTCTCGGCGAAAAGCACCGGGAAGTGAACAATCAGAAGGACACACTCGAGCGGCGGCTCAAGGAGCTGATCGACGAATACGACCAGTTGACCGCGCAGTACGCGGGCAAGCAACGCGAGTTGGAGGAACTCTACGCCGAGCATGAGGCGCTGGTCCGGGAGATCCGGGACGGCCAGCACGGCGACGTGGCAACAGAGCCGGAGGCCATGAGCGCATGATCGGCTTCATCTGTCCAGTCTGTCACCGCGCCTTCGCTTATAAAAAAGACGTCGTTATCTGCGTGACAGCGAATAGGCGAAAGCACAGGCGTGGGCGGATTGCGTGGGATCGCGACGGGATCTGCGCTGAGTGTGCGAGAAGAGAGGAGCAAGAACATGGTAATCAAGAAGATTGCGGCGATCTGCAAGAGCCGTAAAACAATCGCTCTGTTCGACGACGACGCGGCAGGCATCCAGTGGATCAGTGACGGCTGTGCTATCTACCCACTATATGAAATGCCGGAGATGGACAATGAGACCGTCCTGGCCGTGCTCGATGTCCCAGAAGATAAGCGCGCTGAGTACCACGTCACGCACTCGGCACTTCCGACAGCGTATAACTTTGCCGACAGTGACAACACCGAGCGGATGCTGGACGAAATGGACGTGGGCATCGTGTTCCGAGACAGGAAACTCCTGCCGGCGAGGACGAGCCTGGGGCTCTGGTTTTTCAACCAGAAGTATCTGGAACCGCTGAACGACATGGACGGCTTTGAAATCTACGAGCGCGAGACCATGGGCGGGCAGGTCTATCTTGCTATCAAAACGGGGTGGATCCTGCGGGCAATCATCCTTCCAATGCTGCCGGAACCGGATGCGCTGGCCGAACGGCTGGAGATGCTGGCACGCGAGCTGCGAACGACCATCCATCTCAAAGAGCAGCAGGAGAAGAAAGAGCAGGAGGCCGAGGCCGATCAATACGACAGCCTATTGACAGACGAACCAAAGGTAGATCAGGAGACCGGGGAGGTAATCGAGTGAAAAAGCAATCATCAAAAGAGGCACACCTGCTCGACACCAAAGAGTGGCAGATGCGCAGACTGCTGAAGAGCGCGGGATGCCGGTTCAACAAGGACGGCGTGGTCTGCGGACTGTGGAAAAAGGAGCCCAGCCGCTGCGATCGATGCGGATGGAATCCGAACAAGGGAAAGGAGCGGCCGGCGCCGTGAACAATGCTGAGTTGAAGGCTGCGCTGCTGTCAGGCGAACCTGTGATGCGCATGGGGACGAGGTACAGCTGCGTGAGCGGAATCATATACCGTGCGTACCGTGGCGAGATCTATATCCAAGCTGAGCTGCGTGACTGCGCAAGCCACAGCGTGATTATTGTGCATGCCAAGGAAGTGCAGCGAATTGCTGCAAATAAGGAGGAGCCGCCACAGGGGGGGTGATTGACAGATGTACATGACCATGTGCCCGAACTGCGCGGAGAAGCTGAGGGCAAACTACTATGTAAGCCGCGCAGCCGCGGCGCACAGGGGCGCGTGCAGTCTATGCCACAAAGAATGCGCCGTGACGCAGTATGAACTTGCGTCACGGCGCAGGCGGCACAGGGCAGCGCCGAGCGGGCCACCGCCAAAGGATCGTCGGGCCCGCTGGCGCGAGCCCTTCCGTGATGAATCGTGAGACAGACGGGCGGCCGCGACGGTCGCCCTCCCCTTCCCCTCTTTGAATTTGTAACGTGCATCTTTCTAACAAAGATGCAGTTTAGAGACTCAAAGAGAATACCTATATAAAATCATACGCGCGCACGCGCGTATGAGGGCTCGGTAAGAGCCTAAGTTTTCAACCAAATCTTCTTGATAGGAGGACTTCCCCCATGAAACAAGGGTACTGGGTAGTGCGTACATACGAGGCCGGCATCATTGGAGAGAAGACCAAGTTCTGGGTGCAGGGGGAAAGGCCCTCCGGCAAATCAAGAAGAAAAGAAAAATCTGAAATCCGCAAGCAGGAACAGAATGAGTACTCTGCCTTAAAGGCGATGTCCCGGCTGGCCAACGCAAACTTCCACAAGGATGATCTGCTCCTCGGGCTGGACTACTCCGAGGAAGGACTCCAGAAGATCACCGCCTGGGCCCGACAGAAGCACCCGGAGTTTGACACCCTGCCCGAAGAGGAGCAGCAGGACTTCATCATGGAGGCGGCCTGGCATGAAGCCGAGCTCTGCCTCCGCCGGGTAGCCAGAGAGATGAAGAAGGATGGAGAGGAGCTTCGGTATATCCTCATTACCTCCGACATGGACGGAGAGACGGGAGAGCAGAAGCGCGTGCATCATCACCTGTTCGTCGAGGCCGGCACCCAGGAGATCTTCGTGAAGAAGTGGGAGAAGCTGGGGAAGGTGGACTGGAAGAAGATCAGCAAGCAGGCGGACTATACCCCGATCTGCGAGTACTTCCTCAAGCAGGTGCGGAGGATCCCGGATGCCAAGAAGTTCCGCAGCTCGCGCAACCTTGTGCGCCCTCGCCCGAAAGACCGTGTTGTGCTGACCGACGCCGAGCTGCGCGTGCCCAAGGGCGGCAAGCTCCTGTTCCGACAGGAGTACAAGAACTGGAGCGGGACTTCCTACCAGCCGCAGTATATCCGCTATATCATCCCGGAGAACAAGCGCAAGGCTGCCGATCTGGGGGGGCGATCTGATGGTACAGAAGAAGTCAGACTTTGAGAGCAGCGCTGTACTCTGCCCGTTCTATCGGGCGAGCGGCGAGAAAGGCCACTTCATCCGCTGCGAGGGAATTGGCCAGGCACGCAACACCACATTGACATACCGAGGAGAAAGGCAGAGGACCCGACAGCTTGCGGTTTTCTGCCGAGATTGCTATGCCCGCTGCGAGGTCTACCGCATGATCGTGGAGAGCCGCGGCCTTGATGAATAAACCCGTTACAGGTATACACGAAAAGTTTACACAACCACGCACGGCTAAAGCCTGACTTTGAGCCGTGCTTTTTTGTTACCATTTAGGCAGGCAGAACGAAAGGAGCGGGAGCGCATGGCCAAGATCGACAAGTGGACAAGCAGGGACGGGCTGGCGCAGGTGGAAGCGTGGGCTGCCGCCTGCACAGACCAGGAGCTGGCGGACAAGCTGGGCGTGTCCCGCAGCACCCTCGCCCAGTGGAAAAAGACGAAATCGGACATTTCGGACGCCATAACGCGCGGGCGCGCCGATGTGCATGCGTGCGCGCAGGTGGAAGAGACACTGCTGAAAAGGGCGCTGGGCTATGACGCCATCGTGAAGCGGGCCGTCAAGGTCCGGCACGTCAAGTATGACAACGGCAGGCGCGTCAGTGAGGATGAAGAGGTCCAGATCGTAGAGGAGACGCAGCACGTCCCGGGAGATGTGAACGCGATCCGCTTCTTCCTGACGAACCGAGCGCCGGAGCGCTGGCAGAACAAGGTGGAAATGGAGGCCGGCATCCACGCCGAGGGCTTTGAAGATTACCTCGCCAAGCGCGAGAGCAGCGACGGAGGGAGCGGCTTTGATTGACATACTCAATGCCCGCACCTACATCGAGAAGTTCCTGTGGATCAAGAACAAGAGCGGCGAACTCCAGCGCTTCACCCTCAACCCACCGCAGGAGAAGCTGTACAGCATCGTGCGCGAGCAAGCGAGAGCAGGCAGGCCGATCCGCATCATCATCCTAAAGGCCAGACAGGAGGGCTTTTCCACACTGACCGAGGCGCTGCTGTTTCACGGGGCCGTCACCCACTTCAACCGTGAGGCATTGATCGTAGCCCACCGTGAAGACGCCACGGGAAACCTGTTCCGTATGTCGAAGCGGTTCTACGATCTGCTGGACGAACCGATGAAGCCGATGCTGCGCGCGAGCAACGCGCGGGAGCTTGTCTTTGAAAACCCGAGCAAGAACCCAAAGGAGCGGGAACGGAAGCCCGGCCTGCGCAGCCGCATCCGCTGCGTGACCGCCGGCGGCAAGGGCATCGGGCGAAGCGACACGCTGCAATACGTCCACCTGTCTGAGTACGCATTCTGGCCGGAAGGGCCGGGCGGAAAGAGCGAGACGCTGCTGGGCATCCTCCAGGCCGTACCCGCCGAGAGCGGCACCATGGTGGTGATCGAGAGCACGGCCAACGGATTCGACGACTTCAAGAACATGTGGGACAGAGCCGTGCACGGCGAGAGTGATTTTATCCCCGTGTTCTTCGCCTGGTATGAAAGCCCGGAGTACCGCCGCGACGTTCCGCCCGGCACCGTATGGACCGAGGAGGAGCGGGAACTGCGCGAGCGCTACGGCCTGGACGACGAGCAGCTGGCATGGCGGCGCTGGTGCATCGCCAACAACTGCGGCGGCGACGTGAGCAAGTTTCACCAGGAGTACCCGAGCAACGCGGAGGAAGCGTTCCTGCACAGCGGCGAGGGCGTCTTCGATAACGAGGCCGTACAGAAGCAGCTGGAGAAATGCACTGACCCCATCGAGCGAGGGCACTTTGAAGATGGGACCTGGACACCGGCGGAGACCGGCGAGATCGCCGTGTATGAGAAGCCGAGGCCGGGCCGCCCCTATGTACTGGGCGGAGACACCGCCGGCGAGGGCAGCGACTGGTTCACCGGCACGATGATCGACAACGTGACCGGGAAGATCGTGGCCGTGCTGCGCAGGCAGTACAGCGAGCCGGAGTATGTGAAGCAGGTGTACGCCCTGGGCCGCTACTACAACGACGCGCTGCTGGGCATCGAGACCAACTTCTCCACCTACCCCAACGCGAAGCTGCAGGAGATGCACTACCCCAGGCTTTACGTCCGGGAGCGGGAGGACAGCTACACCGGCCAGCTCAAGCAGAGCTTCGGCTTTCGCACCGACCGGCAGACGAGGCCGCGCATCATCGCCCAGATGGTGGAGACCTTCACGGATCACCCGGAGTTCTTCACGGACAAGGATCTGCTGCGGGAGATGCTGACCTTCACCTACAACGAGGACCACCGCCCGGAAGCTATGGCCGGGCAGCACGACGACCTGGTAATGTGCACCGCCATCGCCTACGCCGTGCGGCACCAGCAGCGCATGGAGGATCGGCTGACAGCGAAGGAGCCGGGCCGGAAGCGCAGCCGCTGGACAGAGGACATGTGGGCGGACTGGCGCAGCGCAAGCGAGGAGCTGCGGCAGATCATGCTGAAAGACTGGGGCGAGCCGCAGTAGGCAGCCTGGAAAGGATAGAAGACCATGGACGAAACGAAACTTCCAACCCCGCAGAGCCCGGCCTTGTCAAAGCTCAAGCTGTGGCAGGAGCGACTGACCAAGAGCAACGCGGACTACTCCGTGGAGACGGAGAAGATGGACAAGCGCGAGGCACTGTACAACGGCAGGCGCACGCTTGACCCCCTTGTGCCCGGAGACACCAAGGCCGACGGAGACAAGAAGCAGACAAGCCATGTGCGCAACATCGTGTTTGAGAACATCGAGAGCATGATCTCCAGCTCGATCCCGACCCCGAAGGTGACGCCCCGCCGCAAGCAGGACGAGCACCTGGCCGCCGTGATCGAGCACTGGCTGCGCAACGAGCTAAACCGCCTGCCCTTTGAGACGATGAACGACATGGCCGAGCGGACCGTGCCCGTGCAGGGAGGCGCCGGCTGGCTGGTAGAGTGGGACAACGCAAAGCGCACCCACGACACCGTGGGCGAGATTGCCGTCACGCTGCTGCATCCCAAGCAGTTCGCCCCGCAGCCCGGCGTGTTCACCGGGATCAATGACATGGACTGGTTCATCGTCAAGGCCCCCACGACCATCGGCGCGGTCAAGCGTGAGTACGGCGTGGACCTCACCAACCAGGGCGAGAGCGAGCCGGAGCTGCGCGGAGCGGGCGGCGTCAACTCCCAGGAGGAGCTGCTGACCAAGTACATCGGCTATGAGAAGAACGAGACCGGCGGCGTGGACCGTTTCGTGTGGGTGAACAACATCACGCTGGAGGACATCGAGGACTACCAGGCACGGCACCAGGAGGTATGCACCGTCTGCCGCCGTACCCGCCCGATGGTGGGCCAGATCATCTCCAACAACGTGCAGCCCTTCGGCGACCTTCTCCCCGATCCGGCCCGCGGCTTTGCCGGTGGCCTGAT